AATTGTTTGTCTTCTGCAAGTAAACCATCTTCAAAAGCTTTTGTCAAATTATTTAAATCCGGAGTTGATTGGTGGAATCGCCCATGGTGTAATTTCTTTTTCTTCTTTGACCAAGAGGGTGGGACTGGAATAAAGAAAGTAATGGAGGCTCCTACTGGGGGCATAACAAAGTTTTTTATTTTTGCTTCTGCTGACAAATCAATTTTGTACTGATTATATTTTTCTAATCTAAGCAATCTTTTTAGTCCGGGCGGTCTTAGCCTTTCCCTTGGAATTCTAAAGAATATACGGTCCCCTTGTGTTGCTCTTACATGGGTTTGGGGTGTTATGTTAAGAATTACTTTTTTCATGTAGTCTAGACATTTTTAATAAATCTTTTTCTATTTGCTTGCGTAAATGGATATTAATGTATCCTGTGATTGTTTGACCTGTGGTTGGAACAATTAACTTAATTGCGTCTAATAGCTCTTTGTCTATCCTTGTAGACTCTGTTGTGCTTTGTGGTTTCATGTGGTAAATTTAGCACAAGATACTACATGTTATAACATTGTACAAATTTATGTACATAAAAAAAACCTCCTTTTTTAAGGGAGGCTTGGGTGTATTCAAATTCCGTTGTACTCGATGCGGAAGTAACGGATATATGATTATTTTAATAACTCCATCCATCCATGGCGTAACTGCCATCATCTAACTGTTTAGTATTTACTTTTTTTTTGCCATTACAGCCATCTTTGTCATCTTCTTGACACCATACTTCTTTTGCCCTGCTTTAGCTGCTATTGCGGCTCCTACCTCTTTGGCATGCTCTAGACTCATTCCTTTCTTTTCGTACGCTGCTGCGGCTTTATTTTGCATTGCTGCGAATCTAGCACCTGATCCTAATTTTGCTTTCATATGTTTTGTTTTTCTTGCTATTGGTTTACTTGAATGCCATTTATCTGTTGTTACCATCTCGCCAGTAATCTGCTCTAGCATTTGAAATTTTTACCAAATATACGAAATATTTTTACCATTTATATTAGAAAAAAATTGAAATGTTCTACATCAACATATAGTGGAGGGTACCCCTTATATATTTTGGGGGTGGCGTTTTTTGGGGTTTCGGTTTTCTTGCATCCTGTACCCCTGCTTTTTGGTTTGGCTGTTAGGCTCTTGCTATTCTTTTGCTGTTGTGGGTTTGGTTGGGTTATGGTCTTGTGGTTTTGGTCTTGCTATTGTTAGCAGGTGGCTATTGGTTTGGGGGGGTATAGTATTGTCTATGAGAAGGGGGATGAAGGGGGGAATTAACTTAATTATTGTAGCTACATCTCAACTTTTTCCCGTATTTTTGTAGCTACAAATATTTATATGGCAAAAAGCAAACCAATTGGAGTTAGATTTGACTTATATAAGTTGGATATGATTCAAAAAGAGCAGAATTTGACTTCTGTTCAACAAGTAGTTAATTATTTTATGAATGGTTACAAAAGTATTTCTGTTTCAGGTACTCTTCTTGAAATTATAAATACAGATAATGAACCTAATATTTTGGGTAATCCTAAAGTTAAAAGAGGCGCACCATTTAAAAATATGCCTCCTTATGGCACAGGAACCTCAAATTTAGGAGATATGTTAGCGAATGGTACAATTACCGCAGAAAACAAAATAATGCCTCCAAAGGGCTTAAAAGGGATAGATTTAGTTATATGGAAGTCTGAGAATTGGAAATAAATTTGTATTTTAGCGTATGAAAAGTAAACTAAAAATGATGAAGCGAGCAGATGGATCATATTCACCTCGTGGTCTTTGGGACAACATTCGTGCTAACAAAGGAAGTGGAAAAGCTCCTACTCCTGAAATGTTAAAGCAGGAGAAAAAAATTAAAGCACAAGAAAAAAAATAGTTATGTCATCAGAAGCTTGGCAAAGAAAAGAGGGTAAAAATCCTGAAGGTGGTCTAAACCAAAAAGGTCGTGATTCATATAATCATGCTCATGGCGGTCATTTGAAAGCTCCTGTTAAAGGCGGTGTTAATCCTCGTAGAGTTTCTTTTGCAGCTCGCTTTGCTGGTATGCTTGGAGCAATGAAAAAACCAAATGGTGAACCAACAAGGAAAGCGTTAGCTTTAAAAGCTTGGGGTTTCGGTAGTGTAGAAGCAGCTCGCAAATTTGCCAATGCTCATAAAAAATCTTAAGCAACAGGAGTGTTTAATATTACCTTACCAGCTTCAGATAATGGTCTAGCAAATAATCTTAGTTTCTTACCAGTATTAGGGCATACAAAAGTTACGCCTGCATCTTGGTAAGCTTTAATTATTAATTCTATTACGCCATTTTCATCTTTGCTTGCTCCAATTACATGAATATCATCATAATCAAATTGCATACAAAAATCACATCCATCTGTGTATGGTTGTTTATCTTGCGGAATGTTTTCTTTTTCTTTTTTAGCCATGTTTGTTTATTTTAAATTTCATTAATATCAACTATTTTAACAGTTTCTCCTGATATATACGCATCAATTACATCTTCAATTATTTCCCTTTGATCTGGTTTTAATAAAGCTATTTTTTCTAATATAGCCGGAACTGCATAAACATCACTTGCTATTTCGTGTTTAATACCATCCCTTACATCATCTGTAATAAATGGGTGAGTAATAATATCATTAAATATCCATTTTATTTTATCTCCATATGTTTTAAATAATTTTTCTCCTTTGCTATCGCGGTATTGTCTGCAAAAATCATCAAATTGCTCTTGAGCCATTTTTAAATTTTGGATAGCATTTATAATATTAGCACCCATTAATTATTAAATTTTAAATGGGTTTGTTCTAATTCTTCTAAAAATGTTCTAGCTTTTAGAACTTTATTTTGAATTCGTAAAATATCATCTTCATTTCTATCAATATGAAACATCAATATTCTTTCATCCATTAAAATATCATCAAACTTCATGTTAAATTCTATCTTCATTGCCTCTTGAATAAATTCAGGGCTTTCTTCTGAAATCACATCCATCTTTTTAAGTAAATAATATTTCTCTTGCTGTATGATATTATCTGGAGTATTTACAAGACAATAAGCAATAGTAGCTTTGTTCTTATTGGTAAGCCACATATATGACATCATTTGCCAATAATATAAATTATCAAGCTTGTCTGGGATATTACCTAAGAATGTCCATAAGTCATAGCTAGATTTAATATCAATAATTCTATCATCAATAATATCTGGTAGACCTGTTATGTATTTATTTGAAAATCTTTCCGTATTTTTAGCAAAAGGTTTCTTTAAGTACATAGACAATAAATCAATCGATTCTTGTTCTACTTCAATACCTTTTTTCATTTGCTTTGTTTGAATATCTCTTCTCCTATTATATTTTTCAGAAATATATACATCTAGCAAATGTTTTTGTGCAGTCTTAGAAAGTAATCCAGCTTCTTTATCAACTTTAGTTACAGGTTCAGTCATTAAATAACCCACAGAGCTTGCTCTGATTAGTATTTCATTCCAATTCATAGTTATAAAGATTTATGTTTAGCATTATAAGATTCCAAAATTTCGGGATTACTTTTAGCCATTAATTCCCAAGCTTTTAACTCTTCTTTAGTCTTGCAAGAATTAATAAATTGAATGGTTTTTTCAGCTAAAGTCTGTTTTGATTTGGTTGGAATCATTTCATTAATTTCTTCTTGATAAGAATCACTAATACCACAAAAATCTGTAAGTTCTTTTAATCTTTTTACATTTTCAGAATGGTATTCTTCTACCATTTCTCTTGCAATGTCTAATGCTTTGTTTGCTGATTCGCCTTGGTTAATGGCAAATTCAACACCAATTTTTTCAGAAGAATAGTTTCCTAAATTAAATGTTCTTTGGTAAACGATAGTTTGTATATGCATAGTAGTTTATTTTATTCTGTTAACAATAGTTGCGTTGTCAGTAGCTGTAATTTTAAATAGTTTGTCTTTATGTACTTCTTTTTTCTTTAAATTAGATACCATAACCATTACAGAGGTATATGGATTTTCTAACCTAAGATGTTCACCTAGAGTAAGTTCGGCTACCTTACTGGAAACCGAATCTGGGGAAATGTTTCTTGCCATGTTATTTGTTTTGACACAAAATTAATTTAATTAATTTAATTAAAAAAATTTAATTTAATTTATTATATTTGCATTTCATACATAGTAAGGTTTAACAAGTATCCCCCTTCCGTTTCTACGGCGAGGGGCTTTTTTTATCTTTATAACCCATGACCAGTTATTATAATACAGGTACAGCAAGATTTTATAATGTTCACTTTTTTACTCTGTTCACATTAAAATAATGAACAATTGCGTAGTATAACTACCAACAATTAACAAATTATGTCACAATTATTTGAAAATGTGTGACATATATAACCCTAATTATGTTACAACATTTTACATATTGTACCCTTTCTATTTAACATATTATGGCAAATCTGCATGAATAATTCGTAAAAATTCATGCAAAAGTTCGCTAATAGAAAACTTTATCAATCACAAAAGTTACATAATAAGGCAACTTTGAGCCGTATTTGAGCGATAATCGGCTCACTTATGAGCAATAAAAAGCCCCTGCTTTTTACACAGGGGCTAAAACTATTAAATCTACAAACTATGATAACCACCGTAAAAATACAAATTATTTTTCAATAAATTTCTTTTTTACCAAGTTTAGCTTTGCCCTGTATTCCACGACTAAGCCTTTTAGCTCATCTCTTGTAGGTCTAACTGGTTGTCTAGCTGTTTCTCTTAGGTACTCAACTAGAGAATTATTTTCTTCATGTAACTTATATTCAAACTCATCTAATTTTCCATCCTTATAACAATTACATTCCTCGCATTGTGGTCTGCAATTGGCTTCCATCCACCTTGTACTTAAATTGGATCTACTCATAAAATGACCACATTGCATTTCTTTAACTGAAAGCTTTTTATCACAAGTGTAACATTGTACTATACCATTTTTATCGGCATATTTGTTTCTTAAATATTGACTAAACACATGGTCTAAATCTGAAGTTAGGTTTTTAAAACTTTCAGAATCATCTTCAAATTCTTCCATTCTTTTTTGTGTAGAATGTACTGTGGCGCATTGTTTGCACATTTTTTTGGAAAACCAATAATCAATATTGCCACAATTAACACAACGCTTTTTCTTAGTTATTATTGTACTATTATATGCCATTATTTATTAATTAATTTATAATATAAAATTTTAAGTAATTCCCAAATAGCTATTGTAAGTATTATTATCATAAGTTATTTGTTAAAATTTTGCATAAAATAATCTCTATTATAATCCATTTCAGTTTTACTTAAACCTATTGGTGCAATTCCTTTTGTTTTTTTACCACATTTAACACATCTCCAATCAGCTGAAATATTATATACATAAGTACAAACATATTTATGAGTACATAAAAACTGTATTATTTTTTTTAATACTTTTTTCATAGGTTATTTGTTTATTTAATTATTTCAATATCGTAATAACTATTATTTTTTAAGCATTCATATTTTTTTTCAGCATCTTCTAATTTATCAAAATCACCTATTTCTCCTGTTCTTCTATGACCAATACCAATCCATCCAAATAGAAAACTTTTCTTTTGAATTTGATACCAAACTTTATTAGTTAAATTGCTAGTTATTTTTACTAATCTTAATTTCATAGTTATTTATTTTTTATTATAGGTTTTGTTCATTTTTTTTGTATGTATACGGGCAGTGAACAGTCTTGATTTGTGAAAATATCCCGGTTAAGCAGGGATAGTATCTTTATTTATAAATTCCACTAGGTTGACCATCATTCTCATATTCTAGCAAATGAATGACTAGAACCTTAGTGCTTTTAGCAAATATTCTAATAGCCTAGTATCTACAGCCTTAGCAGCTTCTATTTTAAATTTTCTTCTATTTCTATATCCTTTTGACATAAAAGTTTTCTATTGGTAAACTTTTGATATTTTAATATTATGCAATTTAGTAG